AATAAGCCTACCTTATGGATACAAGCTACCCTTCATACAGGGCTGGGTGAGAAAAAGAAAGCCTTGCAAACAGTGCCTTGGGGTAAAGAAGATATGGTGCAAGTATGGGTCAAAAGAGAAGACGGGCATGTGGATATATTTATATTGGGATGTGATAGTTTACATTTAATTGGGAAAATAATTAAAAGAAAGTTTTATAAAGGAGAAAATGTGGTATGGGAGTTTTAAAAAAAGATTTATCATACTATCTCAGCTTACGTTATCATATCGTAATTAAAAAGGATTTTGATTATGATGGTAAGGGATATTATGTTGCAGAAATACCTGATTTGCGTGGTTGTGGAGCAGAAGGTAAAACAGTAGATGAAGCACTTGAAAAAATATGGGAAGCAAAGAGAGCATGGTTAGAGGTTAGGCTTGAAAGAGGTTTAAATATTCCTGAACCAAAAGATAATGTAAATGTTGTTACTATATATGATATTGATGCTACAAATATGACAGCTAGCATTGAAATAGGCAATAATAGTGATGAAGAATTTGATTTTGAAAGCGAAGATTACATAGAAATAAATTGGGGGGGGGAGAAAAAACAATGAATGCAAGAGTAGCTAAACAATTAAGACGGCAAGTATATGGCAATCAGTATAGTCCTCGTTTCAGAACTTACCAAAAAATAGGCGGGCAAATAATAGCAGATGTAAAAAGGCAGGCTTATAAAGAGTTAAAGAAAAAATATAAAAATAAGGAATTACTGTAAATGCAGTTCAGAGACTTTGATTGCCCAGTCTGCGGCGGGAAGCAGACTTTAAAAGAGCGGTTTTGGTTTGACAGTCACGGTGATGGAAAGGTTTATTGGGAGTGTGAAAAGTGCGGTGCGGAGAGTAATAGCTTTGATGCAGATTTTGTTTTTTTAAAAATTGCAGAAATGCTTAGGTCAGTTCGGCTAAATAAAAATAATTCAAAATAGGAGGTAAAAAATGAGTGAAGTAACGGCAAAAAATCCAGTAATAGAAAAAGTAACAACAATACTAAGCGAATTAGATAATTTGGCCGAATTGATTGAAGCTACAACCAATAGATTATCTCTTTATTTGTTGCCTATGCCTGAAGAAAAATGCAAAGAAATTGGCCATAACGACGAACAAAGCTTTTCTCCTCTTGAAGACTATTTAATACGAATCTTAGAAAAAATAGATGGTTTAAAAATAAGACTTAATCAATTACATAGCCGTATTAGATAAAGGAGGAAGGAAAAATGAAAATCCCATTAAAAGAAGTTTTAGAAGCAACCGCTCAATCAATAGAACATTGGGAAAAGATGATTAATTGGGCAAAAACACAAATGCCCAATGAAGCAGTTACAGTGGGCAAGATGTTTGAAAAAATAAAAGAAGTTTGGTCTAGTGATGATTGTCCTCTTTGCCAAACTTTTTTTCATTTGAATATAGATGATTATGATTTATGTAAGCATTGCCCTCTTAGGGTAATATTTGGAAGCTGTAACAAAAAGCAAGAAATGAATGCATGGCAAGATGTTAGTAATGCTAAAACTTGGGGAGAATGGGTGGAGAGTGCAGAAGTTATGTTACAGCAATTACAGGCTGTTTTTCAAATTATAAAAATGAGGGGGGAAAAATGGAACAAGAATTAACTAAAAAAGGAAAGATTGCAATAAAGACTTCAATGGATTTTGAAGAAGAACTAAGAAAAATTTGGAGTGGAAATCTTAATTGGGAAACATTTGTAAGAAAAATAATGAATGTTTATGCACATTGCTGTTTTTTTGTCTTCCTGCCCCCTGAAGCAGACCTTAAAGAAATGAAAAAGCATTGGAAAGTCCCTGGAAATGAACTTCGTGCATATAGAGACGGTTGGAATGATTGCAGAAAGGCTGTGCTAAACAGAATTCTATTAGTAATAGAAAGCTGGTTCAAATGGTAATAAATTAAATGGAGGCCATTATGAAGAAATGGAACAAGAATTAACTAAAGAACAATATAACCAAATTTTGAAAGAGCTTAGAGAAATTAAGCAGATTATGGTTACAAAGAAAGATATTAGAGAAATAAAAGACATCGTTGAAAATATATGTAATAGAATTGATAGTATGTGCCATAAAATGAATGAGGCTATTCTTGATGCGTATGGTATGCCATTTTCTCCTCGGAGAGGATGCAGAAATGTATGGCGTCCAATTTATTATGGGGAAGATGGCATCAATAGCACGAGGGCAAGAAGCACTGATTACACATATTAAAGAAATTATGGAGGCCATTATGAAAGAAATTATTTCAAGACAATTAAAATACCAAAGGAAGATGATGGAACAAGAAAGATGCCCTATTTGTGGGAAACCTGCTATCCCAGGCACTAAATATTGTGTGAAATGTTGGCTCAATCAATACATAAAAAATAAAAAGACAAGTAAACGAAAATCGGTTAGCAATTCAAAGACTATAAAAGCACTGCAATTACTGGTGAATGAAGATTGGGAAAGAAGAAATAGACCTACTAAAGACAAAGCTCCTTCTCCTTTTACTGTTTATGGGTAGGTGGATGTGAAATAATGAGGCGTAATAAAATACTTAAATTAGAAATTTCAAATAGAGATGCTAAGGAATTATTTGAATGGGCTGATAAGCTTAATTATCCTTTGTCTGCGAAACTGAAAAGTGCAATAGTCTCTACTATCACTGCTAGCTCAGCGGGCTCTTTCCTTTGGCATATATTTTATTATTACAAATGTGATGCTGAAAAAGTAAAAACAGAGCTAGAGCGTCAGTATAATGAAGAAGGAACAAAGAAAATGGCATTGAGATGGGGATTTGAACGAACTACAATTTTACAAGGACTTAAAAAATTGAGAATTAAAACTAAACCTAGAGAGTATAATCATGCTCCTCATGGACTTGCAAGGGAAGCTTTTAAACGATATGGAGGAATAAAAAAAGTATTAAAAGAATTTGGAAGTGTAATGAAATTTAGTAAAGCTTGCAAAGTTCATGCTGTCAATCTGGCAATTTATCTAAAAAAACAGGGATACTATTATGACAAAGATGAAAGAAAATGGAAATTTAAAAGGAAAGCAAATGGAAATTAAAGGATTTATTTGTGGGCCAAGGCGTGGTAGGTGGAGCAAGCCCAAACCAGTAACAGAGTCAAAGGAGTATAAAAAAGGCAAATTACCTAAAAAACTACGTTGTGACAACGACCATTTGCTACATGGTAGGAAATTATGGTTTCCTACTGAACAATGTTTTTATGTAACATGGGAACTGACCGAAGAAGAATTTGATAAGGCATTTGAAGAAGGTGATTTATTTTCTTTGGATATGCATGCTAAAATTCTATGCCCTGACTGTGCAAAAATATTTGAAGAAGAATATTTAAAAAGGAGGGAATAAATGAATACACTTTGTCTTTTTAAAGTAACGGTTAAGGGGTTTTCTGGTAGCCAATATAAAAGTGTATATGTGATATCTGATAGTATGGATGATGCTTATCAAACTTATCGGGATTTCTTAGATATAAAAGATTTAGAATTTGATGATGACAGGGAATTAGAAAAAATAGAGTTGGTAGCTAAATTTTATACGAAAGCTGAAGGAGAATGTAAAAAACTATTTATATCAAATTCAGTAAGAAACTTATTTAAAAAGGAGTAAGCAATGCCAGAAAAAGTAATCCAAACAAAGCCAGACACAGATTATTGGTTACGTATTGCATTACAGGTAGATTCAATTATTTCTCTTGTGCGTAGCTCTATCAAATTGGAAGATGTGGAAAGGTTAAATCGCTTCTTGATGAGCCAAGAAGCACTGGATTTATTTGGAGAAGATTATCCTAGCTTGGTAACAAGAGTAAGAATAATAGAGAATGCTTTTAAGTGGTAGGAGGATATCAATGACTGATAAAGTTAAAAAACAGGTTGAATGGGTGGTAAATAAACTGCTTTCTCAAGCTAATGAAAGTATTGTCCTTTGCGTGATATACGTCAAAAGGAAAAATGAAGCCAAAATTTATTTAGATGGTGAAAAGGTAGCTACTATATCTGAAGAAGTAAGTAAATTTGGGTGGCCATTTGATAATTTAGCTGAAGAAGAAATAAGAAAGTATATGCAAATAATGGCATCAGGAACAAAAGGAGGGAGATTTAATGGGGATGTGTTTTTCAAATTAAAAGAATTAAAAAGGAGCTAAATCATGATTAAAGTTTATGCCCTATCTGGTAGCCATAATGTTGGCAAGACAACTACTTTCTTTTTTCTTAAATACTGTTTGCCTCCTAATAAATTTGCTTTTGTTGGTGAGTTTGCAGATAGTATATTAAAACAAATGGACATTAAACAAAATTGGAAAGAAAAGATTTTTACTAACCGTTTAGCTTATAGTCTGTTTGAAGACGCATTGGACAACTGCACTATTGCTAGTTATTTGGTACATAAAGATAAGATAATTGTGGCAGACAGAAGCATTATAGATAATTGTGCTTATCGGTTGTTAGCTAACTTACCATATACTACCTCTTTGTGTGATTTGGAATTTCGGGGGATTGATTTATATACATTCTTTCTGCGGTCTAAAGAAAGAGAAGACATTAGGGTAGTTAAAGCTATGAAAGAAATATTAACCAAACATTACTGGCCTTTTGAAGAAATATGGATAAAAGAAGCTGAAATACCTAAAGATGCTGATGACCATATTATAATGAGAATAATCAATCATCAAGCAAAAGAAACAGCTAGAATAATTGCAGATAAAATTTTGGAAATGGAGGGAAACAATGCCCCATTTCAAAGTAGGTGATAAGGTGATAATTTTACCTAGTTTTTTTACTAAACTGTTTGATATAGCTGGCAAAAAGGCTACTGTGGTGTGGGTAAGCAATGGCAATTCTGAACAACTTGAACAAGTAAGGGTGGAAGTGCCAGATAAAGGGAGGTTTTATTTATTGTTGAGTGAGGTAAAAAAATATGAGTATTCAAATATCCCATTTTTTATGGTGGAAAGAAATTAAGCATTTTACCCCTGAAGAATTTGCCTGCCCTTGTTGTGGTAGATGTGAAATGAGACAAGAGTTTGTGAAAAAACTAGATGAGTTAAGGGATTGGATAGGAGAACCATTGAATATTACTTCTGGTTTTAGATGTGTAAAACACAATAAAAAAGTGGGTGGTTCTGAAAATTCTGCTCATTTAAAAGGACTTGCAGCGGATATTTATATTCCCAATTCAACTTTCAGATATAAAATTATTGCTTTTGCTATAATTCTTGGCATACGGCGTATGGGAATAGGTGCAAATTTTATTCATTTAGATATAGATAAGACAAAACCGCACCCATGTATTTGGGTATATTAAATTTTAGGAGGTAAAAATGAAAAAAATACTTACATTTTTATTTGCTCTTTACTTTTGTATTATAGTGCCAGCTGGAGAATTATGTCCTATTGGGACATTCCCTTCAGGATTGTGCACTATTGATGGACAAGTATATACAATTTGTTGCACTGGCGATGAAGAATAAATGGTTTGATGGGCCAATAGAAAAACCAAAAAGAAAATACCGTAAATTAAGGAAGCAATATTATGAAATTTTAAAGAAATTGTCTCAAGCAACTGGTATATCATTTGGCTCTTTATGCAGATGGGCACATCAGGATACAAGACCCTCTTTAGAATTAGCAAAAAAGTTAGAACAAGTAACAGGAGTTAGTAGATTATGTTGGCTGTATCCAAAAGAATTTGGTAACCCTCTTTTGAAAGTGTTAGAGTTAACAGAATTGGCTAAAATGGATGTGAAAAAAAGAGTAAAAGAAATAGAACGAGAAAAAGAAAAAGCCCGTTTAAGCAAACAGGAGATGTATAAAATGATACAGTTAGAAAAGGAAAAAGAAATACGACTTATGAGAAAATTAAGACAGCTTAAAAATTTAGCAGAAACAGATTAATCCAATTCCCCTTTTCTCCACTTCTCTATTATTTCAGGTGGAACATTCATTATCTCATCAACAGACATATTTTCTAAATCCTCTGCTGTATATTCTGTTTTTGTAGATACTCTACCCATAGGTGGTGTTGGGGCTGTTGCTCTTTGTTGTAATTTCTCAACAATTTGTCTTTGCCCAGCTTTAAAAGCTTCCTTAGCTACATCAGGTTCACTTTTATCTAAAGCTTTTAAAACTTCAAATAAAACCTTACCTGCATTTTCTCCAAATACATAAAAACTGTTCCAGAAAGGTGCTAATCTATCTTTGGTCGGTTCTACATGCTTTTTAACGAGGTCAATAAATTCTGGATTTTGACTTACTTCTTCTAATCCTCTTTGCAGTCTATCCATTTCTATTTTTTCACTTACTTTTTCATCTACTAAACGAGCAATATCAGTTGGAGAAATTTGTGGTTGTTGTAAACCTTGCACTTGATAAATATAATCAGTATAAGCACGAATTTTATTTTGTAAAATTTCTTTTGCTTTAGCAGCAGGGTCATCTGCTTCAGCTATTTCTGTTTCTTCTTGAGGACTAAATTCGGTTATATCTTTAGACAAAGCAGGAGAAGTAGGAGTAACATTAGGTGGCACAGAACCAAAAGGAGTAGGCACTGTTGGCGTAGGAATAAGAGGAGTTTGTGGAATATTCTGTGGGAATGGTTGTTTAGGAATATCATAAGGAGGTTGAATTGGCTGAACTTGTGTTTGTTTTGCTAGATTAGCATAATAATCAACTAATTTCTTTTGTTTCTCTAATTCATTTCTTAAAACTTTGAAGTTATATTCTTTATCTTTTTTCTCTGGCGGTGTTTCAGGTTTTTCCTCAGGTTTTTCAGATGGTTGTATTTCTGTAGTTTCTTCAGTTTCTTCTGGTGGTAAAGTTTCTTCCATTCCTTCTTCTTTTTTTTCTTCTGTATTATCCATACCTTACCCTCCTTGTTTAAATGGAGTTTGTAATTGTCTTATATTTTGTGGCAAATTTTGTTGCTGTAATGCTTGTTGTGTTTGGGCATTTATTTGTTGCTCTAATTCTTTTTTGATATGAGAAGGTAAGTCCAAATATTCAAATAACATTTTAATAAAAATTGGATTTGGTGTTGTTTGAATTATTTTTAATAAATCATTAGCTACTGCTAATCTATAACTTGGTGAAGCATTAACTTCAGTAGCAATAATATCAAAGTCAAGTGCTTCATTTGTAATATCATTTACTATTTTTTCTATTACAGGTCTGCCAAATTCATCTCTAACAACAGTTTCAACAGGAGAACCAGTAAGTGGATGTGGTTCTTGTTTAGTAGCAAAAACTACTTGATTTATAGTATATTCTTCATCACTATCAACCGCCTTGAAAGTTTTTTCATAATCATAAGTTTGCTGAATAGCATTAAATAAATATCTAGCTAAAAGTATTTTTGTCTCTTTGAAATTATTAAATATTCTCGCTTTATCTGTAAGCATAATTCTTTCTTCCTGAAGCATTGCAGAACCTGATTTAACTTTGCCAGAAGGAGGGATAATAGGAGAAACTATATCAGCATCTTTAAGGGCTAAATTTTCTAATTCCAATAAACCTACAGGGAATTGCACTGTATTTTCAATTTTGTAATTGTTTATTTTGCCTGGATAAGTTTTTAAAGACATTCCTGGGCGAAACCCTTTTTTGCTTAAAGCTTCTTCACTTTCAGGAGTAAAAGTTTGGTCTTCATAAATTAAAACACTATAAGGAGCATTAAGCATAGCTTCTATAAGATAACTATGCCTTTTATTTATTTCTTTCTGAACATCTTTAAGAACTTCTACAACACCCCAAATTAAATATTTCTTTTCTGTAGGCAAATATATTTTATATATCGTAAACGGAACAAAAGGGAAATTCTTTGCTAATTCTCCCTTTGTCCAAGGAGAAGGCTCATCACTAAGCTCTATATCTCCAAATAAATATTTAACTCTTACTTTAGGAATATATCTAGTTAAGACTTCTATATCTCCAGCTTTTTTTCTAATTTCTAAAGTTTCTTTATCTATTTCATTTTCATCAATGACTTTCTTTGTAATAGCATCAACAACAATTTTAACCTCTTCCCAAGTTTTATACCAATACTCATCTACTCTACCTTCATTAGCTTTTGCATTATAAGGCTGTGATAAAGCATCTCTCCATCTATCATAAGGATGTGTAATATGAACACTTTGTTTAAGTGCCTCAAATCCTTTAGTAGAAATAATAGTTAAAACTTTAACTAACTTATCTATTTGTTTGCTTTTTTGAGGCCATCTTCGTTTGATTGTTTCTATGGGAAGCCATACAGACCTAAAAACATATTCAGCATCTGTTTTATCATACCGTTTTGCTCTTGGATCAAACATTACCTCCCACGGAGAGCAAGCACAAAGACCCACATCACCACGAATAATATCTTTAGAATAATCAGGATAAATAAAAAAATAATGCTCTCCTGAAATTATGCCATTATAAAAAACTTCTGCTTCAATTGTATCCCCTTTTATTTGATACCAAACTAATTTATATAATTGATTAGCTATATCAACTATTTCTTGGTCTTTCTTTTGTTGTGGACGGAATTTAATATCATATCTAGTAGTAAGAAAATAACCATCAAGAAGATTTAATTTGGCCTGTATTCTATTTATAGATAAGGTAGGGCGTTCTGCATCTTTTAAATCTTTATAATATTTATCGCTACCATCTACATACCATTGATATTTACCGCCATAAACAAAACCATAACTTTCTTCTGCCTTTTTCCAAAAATCCTTATAGGCAGACTTTGTTTCTTCATATCGTTCTAAAATAACATCTATTTCTTTCTTTTTTCTAGCCATAAGGATTTATTATAGATATAATAAAATATAATCATAATCCTGTCAAGCACGCAAAAGATTGACAAAAAAGGCAATTTGGATTTAACATATATATATATGAAATCTCAAAAATTCTCTGAATTTGCACCTTCTATTGAACATTTAAATGCTGTTTTCCCTAAAAATAGGATAAAATATCCAATAGAATATAAAGCAAACTTAGAATTTAGAAGAGAACTTCTAAAAAAAGCAAGGAAAGATAGTAAATTTAGGCAGGATATTAAATTATATACTTTCAAAGATATAACTTTTTTCTTTGATTGTTTTCTTTATATATATTGTCCAGTAAGACATCCTGATAGTCCTCATAGACCATTTATTTTATGGAAATATCAAAGAGAAATATTAGTTCCAGCTATTGTTGAAAGAATATTATATGGAGGTGATTTAATAGCTCTTAAAAAAAGAAGTATTGGATTTACTTATACAGTAACAGGAATTTTCCTTTTCTTTTTTCTTAATCCATTCTTCCCTAGTGATTTTCTTCTTGGTTCAGTAAATGAAGAAACAGTAGATAGAAGGGGAGATATGGACAGTCTTTTTGAAAAAGTAAGATACTTATTAAAATCATTACCTGATTGGTTATTACCTAAAGGATTTAAATGGAGAGAACATGACAGAACACGTCTTTTAATTAACCCTGAAACTGGAGTATCTATTAGAGGAAAGGCAAATACAGCAGACTTTGGAGCTGGTGGTAGAGCAAGAGCAGCTTTTTTAGATGAATTCAGTTTATGGTATCATACAGACGCTGCAGCATGGTCAACATTAACTGATACAGTATCATGTAGAATAGCTTGTGGAACTCCTGCTAGAGAAAGACTTATACCTGCCGATAATGATTATACTTCTTATTATTTTTATCAATTATTCAGTAAAAGACAGCCATTAAGAACAAATCCAAATTTAAAATTACCTAGTATTTATGAGTTTGATTGGAGATATGATGATGAGATGTCCAAAAAGGATGTGGAAAGAGAAAAACAACAAAGAGGTGCTATTGACTTTGCTATAAATGTATTAGGAACTTTTGATATTCCACAATCAGGCAGGCATTTCCCTCAATATGATAAATTTAAACATGTAAGGCAACTTACATATATTAAAGAGAAACCTGTATATGTAGGTATAGATTATGGGTTTTTACATCCTTGCGTGGTATGTGCTCAAGTAGATGATGATGATTGTCTTCTTATTTTAAAATGTATTCTCGGTAAACAAATAGATATATTCCCTTTTGCTAAATATGTAAAAAGTAAATTAAAACAATGGTTTGGGGAAGGAGCTTCTTTTATCTATCTGGCAGATGAAGCAGGACAACAAAGAACCGATAAAGGAATGAGTGTAGAAGCTTTAATAGCTGCAGGATTATCTCCTGTTATACCTGTTCCTAATAAAAAAGAACGAATGACTGTGCAAATAAGAAATAAATTAACCGATGAATATAATGGGAAACCTGGGCTTTTAATAAATGATGAAATTGCCGATAGCCCTATAGAAAGTTTTATTTCAACAGAAAGTTGTGCTTACATCCATAGATGCTTTCAATATATTAAAACTAAAAAGACTAATGAATTAAGTTGGGAAAGAGATGAATACTTAGCTCATGGCATGGACTGCATTGGATATATAGTTTTATATTTATTCCCTTATTTTGAACGCCGTGAAATGGCTAAAAAAAGGAAAGACAGGTGGAGAGAATTACAAAATCAGCAAAAAGAAAGAAGACACTGGATAGCTAAGTGATTATTTTTTTTTCTTTTTCTTTTTATCTTTCTTAATTAAATTTTCAACAAATTGGCGCTCTGGGAATTTTATATCCCCCCCCTCCTCTTTAACTACTTCTGCATCAATTACCTTTTCTTTCTCTTTATCAGATAGAGAAGGGATGGAACTCAATGCTCTATTTATTCTATCTATTAAATTCTTATCTTGCTCTGTAAAAATATTTATATTGTATTGAGACAAAGGGGTATCAACATTTATATTATGTCTAATTTCTAAGGTTTCTTTTAATTTATTATATATCTTTAATCCTAATTCAATAGCACCAAGTTTGCCTTCCATTGCTTTTTCAAGCAATTTACTCTCAAGCATAAGAAGAACTCTATTAACATGCTTACTTCTATATTCATAAAGACGTTCTAATAATAAACCGAGAACTCTCTCAACATCCTTAACATCTACTTGAAACTTCTCTGCAATTTCTGCCGAAGTAGGAACGACATCAAAAGGTAAAGAAAGTAAATATTTATAAATTTTAACTTTTAAATTATGGTCTTGCTGTTTAATTTTATCTCCTAAAGCTGTTTTTTGCATGAGAATGCCCCGTATTCCGTTCCAGACTTAATGGACATTTATCCCCCCTGTCTGGTTTAAGGAAACGGATTGCTTCCTAGCTACTCTCTCGGCAAGAAGTTTGATATTGATTGCCCCAATTATATCAGCATCTTCCTTATGCCCACAGCCAATACAATGGAACAATTCTCCTTGCCGATTCGCTTTATCAGTTAATCCACATAACGGGCAAGTAATGGAAGTATTACATGGATTAACCTTTATTACCCCAAAACCTTTGAGGCTTGAAAGCTCCATCAATTTCTTTGCCAACCATTTATATGGCCAATTATTATTATCTCTTCTAAATTTTTTAGTTCTATTTTTCTTGCCTTTAAACAATAAATCCTCAACAGCAAAATCAGTATCAGGATAAAGCTTTATTAGCTCTTTAGCATAGTGATTAAGCCATTGTTTAGTAGGTGATAAACAATGCTTATAAGTCCTCCATTTCGTTCTTATTCTTAAGCCTTTCAATTCTTTACCTAAAACTTTACCATCAGAAGTTACAATCGGTTTATTTAAACCTACATCAATGCCGATAATATTTTTATTCTCTTGTTTAATTTCGGGAAACTCCACAAAGCATTGCATATAATAATTGCCATTGATTTTCAATAATTTAAAGTTCCTTCTTAATTTTCCTTTATTAACTGCTTCGTTAAAGATTTTAGTCCGTTTACAAGGCAGAATTATCCTTTTTCTTGGTGTAGTAGAAATTACTTTAAACCAAATATTGAACTCCTTTGTTTTAAATTCAGGAATAATATAGGCACTAAACTGGTTTAAATCTATTTCCTTGCCTTTGAAATATGGCCTTTCCTTTTGTTTGGTTTTTTTTGCACCTTTAACTATTTGCCAAGCTTTTTGAGAAGCATCCCTAACAAGTCTTCCACCCCTGCAATATTCTTTAGGAGGATATGAACCTTTTATGTCTTTAAATGTCCAAAACAGCTTTATTTTGTGATTTACTTGGTCTTGCCAAAAAGCAATAAGTTTATTTAGTTCCTTGATTTTATTTTTATTTGCATAAATTTTTAGTTTGTAAGATTTAATCATAATTTACTTTACTTGATTATAAATTTCCCCATATAAAACATCCTATTTCAATTCAAACCTGCCTCAGAGGCTAAATATGTGGCAGTTTATTGCCATAGAAGTTAAATATTTTGGCATTATCTTCTACCTCTGCCTTTACCTCTACCACTTCCACGTCCGTAACCCACTCCTCCTCGTGGGCAAGGTTTAGTATTACGCCCTCTTCTTCTACCACCTGGCATCCCTTGACCTTTTCCCCGTCCATCTCTAGGAGGACGTCTTTGTGCTAACATTTTTACCTCCGTTTTATTTTACCTTACCTTTCTCAATCAGCTTCCCACCACAAGCCTGAATTATCTGTATAAAATTTTCAGGCGTAACTTTCCAAGGCTTAATATGCGTCCAATCAAATATTTTTACTAACGGTGTGATACAACCCTCACTACAAAAATATTGTCCTTTCTTTTCTTTTCTCCATTTTGTAAACAAGCCAAATCCAGCCACATAATCAAACTTAGCTTTTATGTCCACAAGCCCCAGAAAGAAGTTATGAATAATACAGGCTTGACCATCAGAAACCTCTAAGCCCCATATTTCATACTCATCGCCTTTTTTATATCCTTTAAAAATCGGTCTAATATTCCATCTTACATTTAACAATTGATACCAATGCTCAGGCCAACATTCTATTGTATGCTTATCATCACAAATATAGGCAATATGGCTATAATCTGATTGGGTTTCCCGCTTGATGACCTTGGCTAACCAGTCCGTTCCTTTGTAAGCAAGGAATTTAATCATAACGCCCCCACAAATTTTATCATATAAGGCACAACCTTCTCTATTATATCTTTACCCACAAGATAACTAAACCTTTGCCACAGTCCTAATAACTTTCCTTTCTCACACTCCGTTAGCTCATCTACCGTTTTCCCCTTCACTATTTGTTCAATTTCATCTAGTATATTCAAAGCCTCAGCAGGTAATTTATTTATGTCATCCCCTAATGCAGCCTGCCAATAACAGGTAGAGAATTCGCTATGTTCGCATAAGACCTGAGCCAACTCATCAGCCTGTTTCATAAAACCTTCATATCCCTTTGTTATCTTGCCCATGTGCCCAGCACAGCCTAGAAATACAAAACAAAGAAAAATAATGGATAATTTTTTCATTTTATCCCCCATTTAATCTTTAAAATATTTAATTAAATTAGTCAATCTTTCAAACTTTTCACATAGCTTTAGCAATCGCTCCATAAGTTTTTGACATTCCTCTGGGTCTTCTGTTTCATGACACCTAGTTCTGTTTTCTAATACCCATTGCTTAATCAAAGTATTAAATTTTTCTTCTTCAATTTCTTGCTGGTTCAATTATCTAACCTCCAAATTATACTCTGGGAATTCTTTTATAAATGTCTCCAAATCTTCTTTAGTATATTCATTTTTTTCTTTATAAAAAGATGTTGGACGGGCTACTTGTAAACAAAGAAGGTGATTTTGGCCAACTATATAAATAATCTTTTCTAAATCTGTGAATGTCAATAAATTGCTATGCACGGTAGTTCTGAATTCACAAGGAAGTTTAACATTTTTAAGAAGAGCCACTGATTTTTTAACAGGTTCAATTGGGAATTTTGTATGAATGATAGTTTGATACTTTTCCCAAGGGGCTTTAATGTCCATAGCAATGTAATCTACCAGTTTTTTTCTTATAAGCAAGTCCAGCATGGAAGGCCTAGTGCCATTGGTATCCAGCTTTATTGCAAACCCCATATTCTTTAACCATGCACAGAAAGCAGGTAAGTCTTTATGTAAAGTGGGCTCACCTCCAGTAATAACCACTCCATCAATAATTCGCTTCCTTGTTAATAGAAATTTGTGGATTTTCTCATAAGGAATGGGAGGCTGTAAACAATCTACTAATTGGAGGTTGTGGCAATAAAGGCAACGAAAGTTACATCCTTGAGTGTAAATAACGGCAGATAAATGGTTAGGAAAGTCAATAGTGGAGAAAGGAGTAAAGCCACCAATATTTAAGTTAAATTCTCGCTGCTTCATAAGTTCTTAATTTCTACCTTCCCTCTTTCAATCTCTATCCAGCTATTGCTATCCAACCAGTCTCCACAATCACCAAGTTGTTGTCCTGTTTCTAACTTGTGGACAGAAGGATAATGAGTATGTCCGATAACTAGTATTCTGCACCACTTAGCCTTTTCTAAGAAAGAAAATGCTTCTGCATATATCTGTCCTATTTTTTCATGCCATTTTTCTCTATTTCTCTGCTTCCATTTAGAAGGTGGATTAAAAAACCACGGTGCAAACTTTGATAATAATTTCCAATCCCAGTGCTTACATAGAGGGTCAAATTGAAAACCATGGGCGAAACCTATCCGCCCAATGCGGTAGAAAGTGGATGATTGTATTTCCATTCCTAATAATTCAGTTAAACCTTTTCCTAACTCTGGGTCATGATTGCCTTCAATAAAGACTGTTTGAGTTAATTTTATAATTTTTTTTAACGCTTTTAGCAATTCTTGTCCAATATAGCTATTTTTAATATCCTTAATATTACATCTTACTAAATCTAAAATATCACCACAAAAAACAACTTTATCTGCCTTAGAAGCATAATCAGCAAAAGGGAGAAACCAACGACTAGTATAAGGGATATGGAGGTCACTAACACAAATTATTCTTTTATTCTCCATCACTCACTGAATGGTTATTTTTTCATCCACTATTTCAGCATTTATACTAGCCTCTTTCTCTGCATCAGTCATAGGTAAATGCTCTAAAAGAAATGCAACATCTTCTGTGGTTAACCATAAAGCAAACCAACCGCCAAAAGTGATAAAGGCTACATCCTTAATTTTTGCCTCTACTGATTTAAGCATATTATAGAATACCAGTTTTTCATTTTTATCTTTAAGATAAAAAGTGAAATGGCCTTTTGCACATGTAATAGCATAGTTATCATCCTCAGCCTGTCGTATTCTCCAATCTTTATTTTCAGCTATTACTTTACTCATTTGCTTCCCCCATTGCTTACTAACCTCCAACCGCTCCCGCTATACCCTCCTCTAATTACATTTTCGTTCTTCACCAGAATTACATCATCAAACAAAGCATTAAACTGGCCATAATTAACTTGAATGGTAGCAGAGGGGTCAGTTACAATCGTTTTGTAATTGCACCATAAAGAACAGCCAATTACTTCATCCTTTTCTTTCACTTTCTTTATCGGAACAGCAAAGCTATATCCTTCTTTTACCATATATTCTGCCTTACATATTACTCCTACCTGCTTACTTCCAGCAAATAATAATCCAATAAATGGTAAATCTTCTTTAAAAGAACTATCAGCAATTTTTGCTATATGTTCCACTGATGGTTCATAAACAGCAAAATCAATATGATTTACATTATCCCTAGCTAAACTAAGTCTAGTTGAACTGCCAAATAATTTAGCTAAGAAATTAAGACCTTTAACAATAAAATTGCCAATTGGACATCCTTCATCCATCGGAATGATTTGTTTATGCCAATAATACTCTCCTACTACATTATCTGGATTTTGTCCTGAATGATAAGAGCCTGGCTGTAAAATCCGTTTTTCCTTAATTTGTTCAGGACTTAAACTACTGTTAGGCGTTAATACATGCGCATTAGAACCCACTAAAATTTTATCTTCCTTATAAACAGGAAATATTCCTAAAGACCCAGCTGAAATGAGCCAGTGTCCTATACTAACACCAATGGTTACAGGACGAGTTCTAGCTGTTTTATCTACTTTTTCTTTTAATGCATTCACTTCACCTATCTCAACAACATCCAATCTTGTTTCATTATAATATCTTGGAAGTAAATCTCTTTTATTTATATAATCTACAGGCAATTTCTTTTTTACATACACTCTAATACCTCTTTGCTCTGTCTCTTTGCCTTTTTCTATTACTGGTAAGAGAGTATTAGAATGGCCTATGTATCCTTTCTTTTCTTTGAGCTGTTTGTGCAATGTTTCTATCATTACATTACCTCCTTAATCTTTGCTTAAGCCTGCGTAAATATTCCCTTAAAAGAATAACTTTTACGGCTTCTTCATACCCTTTTTCCCCTTTTTTCCACCAACTCATTGTTTA